GCGATTTTTGCATCTCATCAACACCAGCACCGAAACGGGCCTCCATACGTGCTGCTTCTTTAATTGATGGCCTTTTCTTTTTACGCTTTACTATGCCAGTTCGCCCTGCCATTTTCCCTCCTTTGGATTTAGGTTTTTCTTCTTCTTCTGTTATCCTACTACTTTCTTTTTTCGATGTTTTCGTAGTCATCCCCTTAAATCCTACTGCTCCACCACCGCCAGATCCCATGAAGAAGTGCTCCGCCTGTACTCCTTCTGTTCCGCCTGCGCCATGCTTACTTGGTGCTCCCTTTTTAAAATATGGTATTCTTGATGCCATTCCTAATAGCCCTGCCCCTCCAGAATTCCTGTTACTGGCTTCTTTGGTTTGAAAGATCGGACTTTCTTCTTCTTCTTTTTAAATGTACCTGCTCTGTTAAAAATATCAGTCAATGAGTCATCTATTGCTTTCTTTTTTTTAGGAGACCCTTTTGATCTGAAAGCCTTTACTTTTTCAGTATATCTTTCAACTGCTTCTTCCCCTGTCTTTGGAGGAACGTGGCCTTGCTTTCTTGCTCTAGCAAGTGGATTCATCTTTACTGCTCGCTTCAGGTTGAATTTTTTCTTAGGCATAATAATCCTTTCTACAGGTTTCTGTTTATTCTAAATCCGCCTTGGTTACGGCCTTCACTGAGAGCACCGGATGTCATGCCTTCCATGTATCTTGCCTGATTGGCCGCTTCCATAAATTTGTTACGGTACATTGCGGATTTCTCCACGTTTTGTAGCTTCGACTCCTTCAGCCACGCTCGCTCCAGCGATCCATAAACGATTGCTTCGTGCCAGTATGAATTAACATCCGGCGACGTAGTATCAGAAGACAGTCCGCTGACTATTGGAACACCACGTATCGTGAGTGTATGAAACACCTTTGCCGTTGCGTCCTTGTCTACATATAAATCCTTATCCGCCTTCGGCAGGGGATAAATCCTGAATGTGCTTGCCGTGCGGTTATTGAAGACAATTGCCTCAATTGGACCGGTCTGGCCACGCCACTTTGGAGTATTATCAATGGTTGTGATTGCTGAAGAAAAGGCGTTGGGATGGAACCCCATGGATGATTCGAGCATAAAGTAGCGGTAGCCACGGGAGGCGGCGGCTGCATTCAGTTCGGATTCCGTGTAAATGCTGAGTTCCCTGCCGTCAATGGAAGCAGAGACTATTTCTGCAATTGTGCTGGGTTTGGTAAAAACTGGACCAATTCGGAGAGCAGAAACCGATGAATCAGTAACTGCCTCTCCAAAATTGACTTTGTATGTAAGTGTGGTGGTGGATGGAACAAGAATATTAAACGCCCCGTTGTATTCTGCTGGGCTTGCGCCTGAGACTACAATGGCATCGTTTGCACTGTATCCATGCACACCACTAAATGTGATGGTGGCAGTTTTCCCGTCGATGGTTAAGGTGCCTGCCTGTGAAGCCTCACCCAGAGGCGTTGTACCGCCAGGATTAGTGGCGCTACCCTCCGCCTGGGGGTACTTCGAGATACGAGTGAATTCTACAAGCGTATCGTCAATATACTGATTTATTTCTGCATCAGTCCAGTGTCTATTGTCGTTGTCTTGTAGTGCGGTTTCAACTCTCTCCCTTATTTGTTTCCGGTTCATTAATCTTGATCAAGGTCTATAACCTCGTGACGCTCTTTGGCATCTTCCAGATCTTCTAATGAAACTCCCATTTCGTTACCGGTCTTGGCCCACTTCTTAACAGCAAAGTTGAACCTTCGGTTAGATCGGGGGGTCATACCACTCATTAAGTCTTTCTGAAAATACTCAGTCGTAACAGCGTCATTGAGTACGTTAACATGTAGTAGAGACACCATCCTGTCAGTTCCACGGGGGATAATAACAGTGTTCTCACCATGTGTGACTGGCACCGGACCCATTTCTGTATTGTCCCGTCCATGATCAATGTTGATAACACAAAAGCCTTCTGGAACTTTGTCACCCTTATTCCACTCCTTGGCCATTTTCATGCCGTTTGGCATAATTATCCACTGGCCCTCGCCAGCTTCCTGATAACCCTTATCCTTTTTCCCATGCTTTGGGATGTGCTCGCTTTTTCCTAGTAAACCGCCTGCGGTAGGCATAGTAATCTCCTGTGTGTGTTAGTACCAGACGGGGTTATCCCCCGTCCAGTAAATTAGCTAGTCCGGTTACAATTCCGTGTTTACACTAGCTTAGTGCTGCCTGAGTCCAAACTATGTTGGAATCAAAGCGGTAGTTAACCCACCAGTACATTTCACCGGCAGTAGGTATCCCAGTTCCAACTGCAATTGAAGCAATGACCGGAACGACATATTCGCCAGTGGAATACTCGCCACTGTCCCCTAGTGCTCCAGTATTAAGAGCAACTGCTGTGGTTGCTTTTGTCATTGGTGGAAGTACCATTTTCCCTTCCATGGAGTTTTGGTTGATTACCATAGTACCAGGTACTAAGGCATCCAGATCCCAAGCTGCAACTACGTCAGCAGCAGCAACTGCACTTGATGAGTCAGATTGAGATACACCAACTGGATATCCAAACTTAAAGGTCATAGCAGTTGAGTTGCCTGCAAATCTGACTACAGATCGAACCTGAATCGAGTCAATTCTTGCTCCCATAGGAAGATAGAGAGTACGGACATAAGTAGCTACAGTAGCTACATCCGAGTATGTTACGTTGTCATGCTTTGTGCTCTGCGTAGCATTGACAATTTTTGTTTTAATTGAGTCCATAGATTTCTCCTATTTAGACATTTAGGGTATAGAAGCCCCCGCCACGGGGCTTCCACCCATAGCTAAGGACTTCGTAAATTACAATTATAAGTTAGTGGCCATGCACTCAATGCGATACATCCACAAGTCCTGCAAAATGATGCAGGAATAGAAAGTATCCCATGCGACAGTTCCACGTTGACCCAGAGGATCACCTGGCCCTGGCTTGGGCTGAACCACTTTGGAGCGGAGAGAATCCATGCCTCCAAGCGTCGCACAACCGATTGCATCGGCGGCGAGTATAATAACGGGATATACATCGGCGTTACCGGATGAACCCTGAGTACCGCTGGTTGAAACAGCGTACTGTGCATTACCGGAACCTAATGTGGCTCCTGCATCTGCGAAGGGTACAGCCTGAGTTGTGGTAAGAAATCTTACACCACGTACTGAGCCAATCTCACCTTCGATTGCGTCACCAGTTTCACTGTACTTTTCAACTGGGACGAATCCTGTGATTGCCTCAAGATCCTGACGCAAGTCAGGGTGGCAGATACCAATGAATGACTCACGAATCGGCTCGGTAGCAATGCCAACTGCTGCTCGCAATTTCTTGCGGAGCTTAACTGCATCGTTACGTTCTAGCACACGAACAGCCTTCTGGATTAATCCGTCTCCTCCTGTGGGAGCAGCGGTTTGTGCAGAAGTAAGTGCGGCTAGACCAATTGTTGCATCAACGGTAGCACGGCTGGTTCCACCAGCATATGCTGCCTGAGTTCCTGCACGGAAGGTCTTGTACGACAAAAAGTCGATTGTCTCACCAGCCTGTGTGGCCTGTCTTTCGGAGATCACGTTAAGGACTGGGTCGTGAGATGCTGCCAGCAGAACGTCTGTGGTATTCACATATGAACCGTACTGCTTTAGCGTATGCATGAGCGTGGTGTGCTCAAGCGAGGTGAAGTCCGGTGTTACACCTTCCGCAATCGGGGAATCCACGATTGGGAATCTTTCGTAACGTCGGTGTCTGATTTCGAGACCCTGCTTCTGAGGCTTGGTCTCTTTTTGTGCGAATTTCGCAAATGTAAGAAGACGCTTCGCAATAGGAAGCATCTTTTTTTGTATCGTGAACGCATCGTTTTTACTCAGGTCACCGTAACTGGTTGCCTGCGTAATACTACCCGTTCCTCCATAAGCTGCCATATATCAACTCCTAAATTAGATAATAAAATCGAGGAGTCCTCGGCAGATTTATTCCTGCTTAGGTTCGGGGACTGATTCCCACAACTCCTCATCTGACATTCCGTCAGGGTTTCGTTCGATTCTTGGTGCGGAGTTTGACATCAGATTCGAGGCCGCCTTGCGTCTCGAACTCTGTTTCTTGGCTGTCCCTTCTTTCTGCGTCTTTGGCTCCTCTGGTTCCGGTCTCCATGCTTTGCCGGAATCTGTATTATCTAGCCATAAATTCATTACTGACGCATGATCATTAGGGGACGTGGATTCGGTCATCATTTTGGTTAGTGCAGGCGAAGCCAGAACGTAACTTTGAAAATCGGGATCCCTATCGATGTCCCGATAATCCTCACCAACTGTGCTCAACATCGATTTCTCGTGACTTGTCAAAAACTGCTGGTAATTCTGGTCTTGGTAGGCTTGCTCTAAATTGGCAACCCTTTGCGATTCTTGATCAATCGCTGGGCCAACTTGTCGCAATGCCTTGGCTACCTCATGCTGGACTAATTTTTTTGTTACTCCAGTGATTTCGCTGAATTCCTCCATTGTCGTGCGATCATCCTCGTCAAA